GGACCGCATGGAAAAAGAGTTGAAAAATGCGGTTGCAAAATCTTCTGCGGCTGAAAACAAACTTTCGTCGGCTGTTAGCGCAATTTCGCTGTTGCGATCGGAAGTCAAGCGTCTTAGCCCAGACGGTGAAAACAGCGTGTTGGATATGGTGGACCAACTTTTGCGTGCCGCTACGCAAACCGATTTTGGTCTACAACTGGCATTGATCGATCGCGTGTCCGTTGCGACCAATAGCGTAGACCATCCGCACGACTAGCGGTAAGGTGTCCGCTCAACAGCGGAGCGCCTGATATGTTGACATTTTACGGATCGCCAGACGGCTTGCGGCTCTACGCTGCGGCACGGGCCCTAGTCCTGCCCCTCGACGCCGATCAGGACGAAGACGTCATACCTTGGCTGCTAGGCGCATCCGAATGGCTAGATGGGCGCTACAGGTCATCCTACGCCGGAACCAAGGTCGGACAGCGTTCCCAGGTCCGTGAATGGCCGCGATACGGCGGCATGGATAGCAACAGCTTTCCGATTGATTCAACGACGATCCCGACGGAAGTTGAAAACGCGACTTATGAAGCGGCGTTGCGGATTGGTGCGGGAGAACCTTTGTTCGTCAATTACACTCCGCCAAAGTATAAGAGTGCTAGCGTACCCGGTGCAGTTAGCGTCGAATATGACACGTCGTTGAGTGCGTTGGATATTCAACCGCAATTTGCCGCGATCGATGCAATCCTATTTCCAGTTTTGACCGGTAGTGGTTCCGGATCATCGCTTTCCGGCGGCGCATGTCGTGGATAAAGAAACGCCCCGGTAGCAATACCGGGGCGTTCGATCATCCTAGCGAGAAAGGTTAGATCTTGCGGAAAATCCGCGCCATCGCCTTGTCGGGGTCGGTTTCCGGGTTGCAGTCGGATGCAAAGAAAACCTTGCCCGCGACCATTTCGGGTTCACTGGTCGGCGTGCGACCGGTCACGTTACCTTCCGCGTCACGAACCTCAGTGGTCTTGAAAATGACGTTGCCTGCCGCGTCAGTTTTCTTGACCTTGTTCTTGCTGTTCGCCTGCGAGACAAGCGTGCGAAGCTGCGCCGCAGTCTTGTTGAGAACCGGGATCGACATACCGACTTCCGTCAGGTCATCGAAAGGATACCGGCTCTTGGTGCCGCGTGGCGTGCTGGCAGGCATCGGAACGGCCTTGCTGACGGCACCGATCTGCGCGGCTTCGTTGTCGCGCCGGGCCTTGACGGTTTCAGCCGGTGCAGCATCGGTCGCGGCATTGGTGTCGGTCGCGGGCGCAGTTTCCTCCGTCTTGGCCTTGGCCGTGCCAGCAAATGCCATGACCGAAGCCGTCGAAAGCAGAGCAATATGGTTTCGCATGTTTGTTTCCTTGCCGTTTGGTGAAATGCGGGATAACCTCTAATCCGCAATGTTAGGAGCCGTCAATGTCTTTTTATCAGGAAATGCAAAATATCGCATCGGGGCTGCTTGGCGAATTTAAGCAGGGTGTGATTGAGTATATCGAGACAGTCCCCGGTGACGGTCCTGCGGACAACCCTGGCGAACCGACTTTCGTTGCGACGCCGATCGATGCTGTCATGAGGGGAGTTAATATAGCCTTTGTCGATAACACCACGATCAAGGTTACGGATTTGCAAACGGTGTTTAGCGTGCGATCGATTGCAAATCCTACTATCGACGGCTTCATAATGGCAGACGGAATTAAGTACAAAATTATTCAGTTGCAGGCTATTCCACCGGCGGGTATTCCTGTAGCTTGGCGCGCGATTGTTAGGAAGTAACATGCCTTCATCCCGTCAGATTTTGGACGCGCTAGTCGAGTTGTTCGTTCCTGATATTCGGTCCGCATTCGATGCGGCGATACAGGATGTTACGGACAATGCGGTGATTAAAAGCATGATTGCTGCGATCCAGGGCGGTGACGTTGACGCGGCGTTTCGTGCGTTAGGGTTTACACCTGCCGCCATGCGCCCGCTTACAGCCGCTATTGAGCGCGCTTACGAACAAGGTGGCGTTACGGTAGCGCAGACCTTTCCACAACGCGCTATGGCGGCGGGAGGGCGTGGAGTGTTTCGTTTCGACGTTCGGAACAGCCGCGCGGAAGCATATCTACGCGAGCGATCGTCAAGCATGGTGACACGCTTGACAGAGGAAACGCGCGTGAACGTTCAGACGGTCATGTCCAGGGGTGTACAGGCTGGCGATAACCCTCGCACTACCGCGCTTGATATTGTCGGTAGGATCGATCGCACCACCGGTAAGCGGGTCGGCGGTATTGTCGGTTTGACCGAACAGCAAGAGTTTTGGGTTTCGGGAACCCGTAACAATCTGGAAAATCTCAGTCCGGATTATTTCAATCGTGAGTTGCGCGACAAGCGTTACGATGAAACGGTAGCTAAAGCTATCCGTGATGAAAAACCATTATCTGCCGAAACGATTGAAAAACTCGTCACTCGCTATAAGTCCAATACTCTGCGTTATCGCGGAGAGTCTATCGCACGCACGGAAGCGCTAGAGTCTCTCAATAGATCCGAATATGAAGCCTATCAACAAGCGATCGATAACGGATCTATTGATGAAAGCGCTATTACAAAAATATGGGACAATGCTGGCGATAGGCGCGTTAGACATGACCATTTGTTGATGGAAGGTCAAAAGCGTGCATTTAGCGAGCCGTTTCTTGCCCCTGACGGTTCGCTTTTGCTCCACCCGCTGGACCGTTCTTTGGGCGCAAGCGCTAAAGAAACCATCATGTGTCGCTGTAAGGTTCGATACAAAATTGATTTCTTTAGCGATTTTGACGCTTAATAAACACGTTCTTTGACGCTAATGGGTAAACCTTCCGGCTCTATTGCACTTAGCATTCCAAGAGGATCGTTTTCCCATTCGTTAGACATGATGCGACCGATGTAAAATTCTCCGTCTTTACAACCTTCCGCAAATGGTTCGGACAACAAGTTGCGATCGTCACGAGTGATGAAAGTCTCAATTGCTACACCTTCGCAAGCAAAGCACATTCGACGGAGGAAAGCAGGATGACCAAGCGCGAAACTTATATCTAGCAAATTCAGTCTGTCGCTTGTTTCTTTGATCCTAACGGCAAATTGTGCTTTTGGTTTGTGATTGCTGCTCGATATGTCCACTGAGATGGCAACCACCGCACAACGGTATCCTTCCGCCTCTAAGGCGTCGATGATGCTTACAATGACCAGCGCACGCATCATCGCGCTCAAGGCGGTGATCCCACGCCACATGCAGCAGTCTACAAACAGGGTGATGGACCGTTTACCAGGGGCAGGCGTGCGGCGGCGCATGTGAGATGGGTTGCCTGCCAACATGCGCCCTACGTTGACGCTACCGCCTGCCACACCGTGCGATCGACGTTTGCCGACCGGCTTAGGAGTGAGCATCACTCCACTCAATCCTAGACCGTCCGTCCAGCCATCGCGCGCCAATCGAACAGCCTCGTTGAGTGATGCGACGCCTGTATGATCGCAAAATTCTTGTGATTCACTCCACGCCATCGCGCTGATACCGCGTGCTTTGTCGGGAATAGGTTTTTCTAAGTTGCCTACAAAATCGGCAAAAGCGCGCAAAGAGGAAAACCCCCAAAATGCGCGAGGATCTTTGTCTGAAAAGTAATTGAAATATGTTGCGTCATCGCCGTAAAGTTTTGTTTTTGCCCGATCAATCATCCATTGTGGTTTATGATTTTCAACCGACGTAGGATCGATAATTTTCATACCTCGCGATGTTATTTCAACGCGATCGTCTGGCGAAATGTATAAAAATTCCCAATGTTTACCGCTTGGGTTCCATCGCCCGCCCCAAGACAAGAGCCTTTGACGGAATGCGAACGTATCCCCCGTTACAATTATCTTTGACATATTGTGCTGCTACTTTCCACGCCGTTTCACCGTTGGGACCGCGACCGATAATTAAATTACCACGCCATCGCCTAACTATATACTGCCCGTCGTCCCGATTGCGCGTGCAAACAGCAAGTGGATAGGCTTGACATACAATGTCTATCGGTGATCCCGGTTTACTCCGGGACAACATTTAATTTACTCCGGTCTTGGCTTGACATTCCTTTGAGCAAATACATTTCTGCTACGTCGTCCCATTGTTCACCGTCACGTAAGGCGCGAGCGCCCATGTTAATTGCTCGACTTGATACAACATGCCTTATGCGTTTCTCTTGTACTACTTTTCGAGTTTGCCAAACGTAATCAAGCCAAGCATCCTCGCCGCGTGCCATCATTCGTTCGAGATCAATATCGTAATCCACTGTGATTACGGCAAATCGATCTAAGCTGGCGGCGTCCAACTCAGATCGCCCAACATAAACGCGATCGGCTCCCGTGCCGAACGTATTAGCCGTCGCAATCGCGCGGAAATTTTCATGTTTGCGAATTGGTGTGTCTGCATCCGGGAATGGCGCAAAACCATTGGCAAGCGCGCTATTAGCAGACAACAAAGCCGGTGCGTCCCATGCGTCTATCTCGTCAGCAATCCAGACGCCGCCATTTTCGAAAGCATGACGGAACGGTGTCGGATGATATTTTCCGTATCCGTCAATATATCCGGTCAATTCGTGCGCGTCATTGATGGCTGACGTGACAAACATTGGAAGGCACATAGCTTGTGCAATATGCTCGCCTATGGTTGTTTTGCCGCATCCAGCGGGACCGACCATCATCACAGCATCGCCACGGCGTACAGCCCGTCCGACAATGCCCGTCCGATAGTGCTGTCGGGCTGGTGCTGCCATGTGCTGTGCTGCCCATGCCGTGACGGCATCTATCGTGCGCGGCAGGCCGTTGTGGTATATGTTGGCAAGAGTGACTAGGTTTGTCGCCGGATCGAGCCCTAGCGCGTTTGCAACGGCGGCGCGGTTCTCGGCGGTGATGATTAGATCCGGGTCGTACATATAGGCTCCGCTATCAGGAATTTTACCACATGGCAAGCTTTGAAGCAGAGGTTCAATTCTTGGTCAATAAGACTGAAAAAAATATGTTGCGAGTTATGCAAGCTAGCATCCAAGACGTTGTTGACGCTTCGCAAAAACCGCGCGGCAAAGGCGGACGTATGCCGATCGATACGGGCTTTCTCCGCGCAAGCGGTCAAGGATCATATTCCGGTATGCCGTCCGGTCCAGTGCGCGGAGATAAAAAAGAACCTAATAGTTACACTTACGACAGCGGTCCAATTGGCGTTCTTATCAACGGACTAACTGTCGGTAAAACTTTCTATTTTGGATGGACCGCAAATTACGCAAGAATACAAAATTTGCGTACTGGCTTTCTTGACGCTGCTGTCCAACGTTGGCAAGAGTTTGTGGACCGCAACGCAATCGATCTTACTCATAAGATCAATCAAGTAAGGGGTTCCAAGAATGATTGAAGATGTTATTTTGCAATCGCTGCAAGATGCGATCAAAGAGGCAGTTGCGCAATCGTCTAACCCCGATTTGCCTGTATCTTTCGTTGGATTAACGTTCACCGTACCGAACGACCAAAAATATTTAGAGTTGGTTTATCTTCCCAATAATGGAAGCGATCGTTATTGGGGCAACGAAAAAGCGTATCAGGGTGTCTTTCGTTTCGTGCTTCATTGGCCGCTTGGGGCTCCGTATCCGCCAATGCAATTGATCGCGTCCATTGCGCAATATTTTGATAAAACTAAAAATCTTAACGATAGTGTGCAGATTGTATATGCGCCGGATTTGACACCCCCTATTCGAGAGGGTGGCGAAATGCTTTACCCTGCCACTATGCGATATCAACGCTTTGATAATCGCTAGTCCCGCTTGCGCGCCCGTGCTAAACCATGAGGCGTAAGCCGTCTAGGGAGCCTGACGCATTATGAAAATTGCCCTACTCAACGCGGCGTCGATCGCCGCTTTTGCGAACACCAACGCGGGTTCGCGAGTTTTCATCGCCACCACGCCAGCGCAGTCGGATCTTACCCAGGCGGGTTTTGAGGCGCTGACGTGGACTGAAATCAAGGCTGTGGGCAACCACGGCGAAACCGGCGAAACCACCAACATTCTGACGTATGACACTTGGGACACCGATGTCACCCAGAAAGGTAAGGGTATTACCAACGCGGGCGATCCTGAAATTGAGGTTGCACGCATTCCGACCGATCCGGGACAGATGCTTTTGCGCGCCGCCGCGAAAACGAATCTCAATTGGCCGTTCAAGGTTGTGCGCAATGACGCGCCTGACAATGATCCGGACAGTACGGGTACTGTTCGCTATAATCGGGGTCTTGTTGTCGGTCCGCGCAATCCCAACGGTCGAAATGAAGATTTTGACCTTGAAGTTTTCACTCTCGGGCTGAATCAGAAACAGATTACGGTTGACCCGGTAGCGGCGGGCGCGTAACAAGGTTTCGGCGTTCTCTCCACGCTGCATCGTCGAGAACACCCGGTGGCTTTCCCCTTGCCACCGGGTGTTTTTTTTTGCATGTTGGCAAGGCAACATAGGAGATAACGACTGTGGATCTATCTGGCGTAAAACCCGTCGAACGC